CTTGTGACCTTAAACGCAGATTATCAGAACATGAGCGTGATTATGGTAAACAGAAAAATGTAAATTTAGATTTGGTATTGTTTCATTATATTGATTTGAAATATACATCAGAAGCAGAGGCGGATGTTCGCGATATATTTGATGCGTATGATATTAGTTTAAATGTTTCTGGTAGAACTGAATTAATTGTGCTAACCAAAAAACAATTTGAGAGAACCAAAAAAGAATATATACGAACAGGGAACGCCTTTGCCGGAGCAACCAAGGAACTGCAGGAGGAAATCGCGCGCCTAAAAACAGAGATCATTGAGATGAGATTGAAGCATCAATTGGAAGTGCAAGAATACAAGCATCGTGCGGAACACGCAGAATTTGTCAATAATTTAAAGGAGCAACATTATCAAGAAATTCGTGTGTTGATTGATAAGATGAACCGTTAATATTTTCGTTTAATAATAATATTTTTTTCAATTGTTATTATTTAATTCAAATACTTATCAAATGCTGTTTTTCTCACACATTAATTGCATACTTTTCATTAATACATTTACAACCTTTTTATAAAATAAAAATAAAAATTGAAACAAAATAAGAAAGTAACACTAACCAATATTATATAATGACTTTTGGTTTTATTTACAAAATACAATTCCCTAATGGAAAATATTATATTGGTCTAACAACTACTTCATTAGAACAACGAAAAAAAAAACATAAATATTGTGCGAAAAGGGGTGAGACACAGTGTCTTTATAACGCGTTAAGAAAATATGACATGGTAGATACTTTTGAACTTATAGAAATAGATACAGCAGAGACATTAGAAGAATTATATGAAATGGAAATTAGATACATTACAGAGTATAATTCATATTATATGAATGGAAAAGGATATAACATGACTTTTGGTGGAGAGGGTATAAATGGATATGTGCACACAGAAGAAGATAAACGACGAGCAAGTGAAAAAACGAAAAAACAGTTTGAAAATCCAGAAGCGATACAACAATCAAGCGAAACAACAAAAAAATACTATGAAACGCATCCAGAAGCAGGCAAAGAACATGGTGAAAAAATGAAAAGATATTATCAGAACAATCCAGAAGCAAGACAAAAACAGAGCGAATCACATAAAACCCATTATGAAAAACATCCAGAAGCAAAAGAAAAGATGAGTGAAATAAAAAAAAATTATTATGAATACAATTTAGACGCAAGAAAAAAATTATCAGATGGAAAAGGAAATAACATACCATTTGATGTATTTTCAAAAGATGGAACATTTATAAAAACATTTACTTATCAATTTGAAGCAAGAGAGTATTTACAAAAAGAATATTGTATCACATCATATATCAAGATAAGCCATGTTTTATCAGGAACAAGATGCAGTTCTTATGGATTTATGTTTAAATATAAGTAATCTCATTTCAAATATCGTAGAAATGATAAAGTTGCCAACATAAAATTATCTATTTACAACACACACTTAAGGATGTATCTTAAACGTGCTTTAATTTTTCTTATGGATTATATCCATCACCCTCCGTAAAAAACCATCTTAAAGATAAGTATTTTGAAAACGGTTGTCCCAGCGCAGACGAATTTGTTAATTTAGTATTAGGCCCAGAATTTACTAAATTATTTATCGCGGCCGTGCCCAGTGCGTAATTGTAATACCATAGATTTGACAAAAAACCATCGTATCCCCCATTCATGCAGCAAAAAATATCTCCATAGTTTTGTTTTGGCACCCCTGCAAGCTCAAGACTTCTCACAATGGTTCCGTTGATATAAACATTCAATTTGTTGTTTTGACAACGAATGATGACGTTGACCCATTTATTCAATGGAATATTTGGAATAGTAATTTCCTCGTTAATCTCATTATACGAATTCATGATTACAATTAGAGAATTCGTGTTTGGTGCGATATATAATCCCGGTGCATTGTTTGGGAAATTCTTTCCAGTAGAGTCTAATTGATTGTTTCCTTTATGAAAAACATGTCTATATTGTCCATTCAAATACTGTAAATTATCAATAAATATCCACACAGACCAGGTGAATTCAATTCCGTCCGTTGCGTTTACAGAACGATAAATTGTGGAAGCATTGTTTAAACTAGGATCTTGTGGAAAAATAATCATTTGTTTGGCATCAATCATTCCATTAATTAATTTTGGAGAATTTCTAGATGACAATAACCAACCAATAAAAGACATTCCTAAACGTAGTAATATGATAAAAAGAAATAGAACTAAAAATAAAAATGAGACTTTGGCAATAATGCTATTTGACTGTAAAAATTCTTTTGTTCCATATACTACTTTAGTTTCACTCATTCTATATAATAAATAAAAATATTATATTTTGATGCTACTTGTTGTTGTTCCATTTTCTAAAACAGAGATTTCCACTTGGTAACTTCCAAATATATTTCCGAGAATGCTGCTGCCATACCCTTGTGTATATATATTCCATGCATCTTGAGGATTTAATGAATTTGGCCAATATTGGAATTTAGATGTCCAACCAGAGAAACCTCCCTTTGGCGTAATGTATACATTTGCGTTTGGATTGACCATTGCAATTCCAGGCAATAAACATGTTTTGACTAATTTGCCATCAATGTATACATCCAATGTTCGACCATAAACGCTAATTAAGAGGTTTACCCATTTTTGAATAGGCACATTTGCTACATTACATGTATGAACAACAGATGTGGTTTGACCAGTTATGGGTGTAGAAGAGGTGGTTGAATCGAGACCAGGATAGCAACCCAAAGCAATGGATAAATTATTTTCAATAGCACCTAACACTACAGTAGGGCAAGGGTCTAAACCATTAATATTATCAATCGAACCGCTACCATCAGAACTAGTGTTGCCCATTCTTCCATAAATAACTTTGGGTTCACCATAACGATAATTCCAATCATTTACATAAAACCAAATTGAATATGCAAAATTATTCGTTGCCGCAGATGTTCCATTTGTTGCTAAACTGGATGCTTGTATTGTGGTTAAATTTTGTCCATTGACTACATTTTGTTGTAAAGTATTAATGTCTTGAAACATATATCTAAATAAAACATAAATGACAAGTATTACAACTACTATTAAAACAATTGATTTCAATTCCATTTATATATTATTCAAATATTTTTCTGTTCTCACAATTCTCTCATATTTATAATGTTTTGATAAAAGGAGGAGTAGTATTTTTCAATGTTTCATATAAATAATAAACATTTGTAATTGTCAATGGATTTGTAAAATATACTAAATTACATATTCCTCCATCTATTCCATGATTTGTTCCTACTGTTAAATTATCCAATGTAATATACGGAATTATTTCAATGTTAGATTTTACTAATTTTCCATTTATAAATATGTCCAATGTGCCGCCAGTATAATTCAATGTAATGTTATTCCATTTTTGAAGAAGAACATTTTTTTGTTTATATAAAATTCGATTATTATTATCATCTAGATCCGTTAATTTATGATGGGTTTGGGTTACATCAGTGTTTTTCATAGTTATCATCAATGTATTGGTGCTTCCATTATATAAAATATTTGGTTTGTCACCATAATTTAATAATGAAGTGAATTTATTGTAATTGGAATTTGTGCTAGGAGAAAAAGCATTGATAAAAACCCAAAATGACATGCCATATTGATAGTGTAAATCATTATTTCCATTTAATTTTTCGTATGATGCAACTACCATTTCATTATTCGTAGATATTGGATTTGCGATGATTTGTGTGCCTCCTTGTAAATTCACTCTTTTTTCTATGAATGGCAAAATAAGGGATAATATCCATAATATAATAATCATTACAAATAAAACAAATGCGTTTTTAATTGTAGGGGTATATTCATATACTATTTTTGGTTTTGTAGATAATGATTTGGCAGAAGAGGATGCGGTTGAGAAAAAATCAAATGGCGATGTAATTAAACATGGAATGTAAAATGCGACGCTTAAAATAAACTCAATGCCTTGTTGAACTTTTGTAGGTGATTTAATATAATTCGTTCCAATTGTTAAAATTTTATATACGAGACTTAACACAAAAATAATCATTAATATGTTTAATATTCCTGCTGCTATAGTAGAACGACTAGTAAAATTTTGAAATGTTCCAATTAACCATACAATTAACAAGGACGAAAATATCAGCCCAAATACCATAATAAGAATTCGTTTCATTGCATCGGATTTATTCGAGAAGGAAGTCATCGATGGGACCAAGTTTTCCGTTTCATCTGTAAATAATTTAATTCCGAAAAATAACACCCATCCTGTGAAAATTATCAATAACAATATAATTATTAATATAGACACTGGATTATTTTCAAATCCACCTGGAAAATATACGATGCCTGCTACTACAATGATTATAAAAATAATAAATACTAAGATGTTGTATATGACGAATTTGTCTCTATTTAATACGCTTATAAGTGAAGATGTATTGGGACTAGTGCCTGTGCTATCTGATAAATTGATTGAAAATACCAAAAATAAAAACCCGAATACCATCATTGCAATGGCAACTGAAAATGTTTGACCAAAATATTTCGTCATGTATCCACCTGGATTTATTGTGTAAAAAATGGTAATAATCGCAATTAGACACAACAATAAAATAAAATACTTTAGTCTTTCATAGTTGACGTTTATTTTTGAACCGAAAAAAGACGATTGTTTAAAAGAATACATGAAAGAAACCATCCCCAATAAAATTAATACTGGAGTTATGATAGCGGCATATGTGTTTTGAGTATCTTTTGAAGTTAAATAGAAAAATATAATTAAGAATACGACATATATGATGACATATAAGATATTGGAAATTTGATATAGACCTTCAAATAATTCTTTGAATTCTGACATGCTCAATAAAAACCAACATATGCAACCTAATACTATTAAAAACGCAATGATTGAAAAGACTATTGCCGTATTTGTTTCATTTTCTTGGGCTGAAAATTCGCCTGGCATCGGCGTTGTTGGAAAACGTCCGTTGTTTAATAATAATATTAATGTACAAATTGACATAAAAATCATAAAAATTGTAAAAAGCATGTAATATTTATTTTTGTTGTTTATTTTCGGATTTATTTTTGGGTCTATTTTATTGTTTGTAAATAAATAAATAATGATTGGGGTTGCTAATAAAAAACACATTATTATTAAAAATGGGGTATATTCTATCATGTTGTAATGCAACAATAATGATAACAGAATAATTATTACAATAAACCCAATAAATAGAAACCAATTCGTTTTTGTGGTTATTCCTGACAATGGCAACAAGATCGTGTTTATTGTTTTATTTAATTTTTCTTCCAATAATGCCACATTTGCTACTTGAGCGTCTTGTGATGCTTTTCGTCTGGCTACTTGTGCTTCTTGTGCTGCCTTTTTGTTTGCATTGTTTGCGACGCTTTCTGCCTCTTTTATTTGCTGTGTTAATTTGTCTATTTCAGAAGACATCGTTGCTATTTTTTTTATTGTGTCTTGTATTTTTTGTCTAGTATTACCTAAACTCAATTGTAAAGTTTGTATTTCTTGGTCACCTTTTGTTTTGTCTCTTCTAGCAATTTCTTGTTCTTTTTCTTCTTTTTTCATTTCCTTTTCAACCTTTTTTTTAGCTTTTTCGGCTTCTTGTTTTTCAATTTCTTCTTGCTTTTTTAGTTCTTCTTCTCTGTCCATGTCTTTTTTTAAAATACTTTGTCTTTGAAGTATATTTAATTCTATACCTGGACCTTCTTGTTCTAATTGTTTTTGGTTTTGTTCTGGTAAATTGTCAAGAATTTGTTTAATCTCTTCTGTTTGTTTTTTTATTCTTTCTTGTAATTTTGCTCTATCTTCTTTTTCTTTAGTTTTTTCTTCTAATGAAAATGCTACTAATTCTAGTGCCCCAGAACGAGAACCTGGATCGGAATCGTCATTTATAGAGTTTTTAAGTTTAATTGCATCATCTAGCTTTTCTTGTTCAATTTTTGCTTCTTGTTGTTTGCGTGCGTCTTCTTCTCGTTTAGCTTTAAATTGGGTAGGATTATTCTGCATCTCTGTTCCTTGACCTAATATTTCAGGGGTTAGTTCATCATTATTTAAAATTCGTTTTAAAGAAGTAATTTGTTTCAAGGTTGTTTCTTTATTTAGTTGCAATGAAACTAGGTTTTGTTTTAATATTTTTAATTCCTGTTGTTTATTGTTTTGTTCAATTTTTAATGAATTTAATGTATCCATTTTATCTATTGCATCCTTTTTAGTTGGTGTTGGTTGTGGGATTGGTTGTGCTGTTGTTGGTTGTGGGATTGGTTGTGCTGTTGTTGGTTGTGGTGTTGGTTGTGGTGTTGGTTGTGGTGTTGGTTGTGGTGTTGGTCCTGTTATTGGTGTTGGTCCTGTTGTTAACACTGATGCTGACATTGGTCCTTTTCCTGTTGTGGGTAGGGGTGATAATAGAATTAGGTTCGGTGAGAGTTTTGATTGTTTTTGTTTGAATTGTATATTAATAATTTTATTCATTATTTTTGTTTTATTGTCACACACCGATTTAATATGATAATTTTCATATTTTGTAAACAAATCACAAATTCCTATAAGGGGAATTAATGATGCTATAAATTTACTAGAATAATAAAGTTGAAATGTATTATACTCGAAAAAATTACTATATGGTATTTGTTTAACAAAATAACCATCAGGCACCTCATCTATAAATAAATAATAATTTGTTTTATTTATAAAAATGGAATCATCCTCCATAATTATTCTTGTGTCTGTGTCAAAATTGTTAGGCATGTTAAGTCCTACTTGTGCCAGTGTTTGATAAAATGCATCAATATCAGTAACAGTTGTGTCAAATCTTCCAAATGGTACAATAGGGTTATTTTTTGTATCTATATATCCGTCTTTATTTTCATCATCTTGTTCTATATATGTTAAAAGAGTATAATTTACAAATATATATATAGCAACATATTTTTTTGACAACATTGCTTTTTGTGAGACTTCTTCTTCTTCTTCTTCTTCTTCTTCTGGCAGTGGCTGTAATTGTGATGGTTGTTGTGGTGGCACTTTTGATGTTGGTGGTTGTGATGCTGGTGGGGGTGGTGTTGGTGGCAGTGGTGGTCGTGTTGGTAATTGTGGTGGCACTTTTACTTCTGGGTTCGATATGGGGGGTGGTGTTGGTGTGTTTTGTTCTATTTGTTTTTCTTTCAATTCTTCACGTATTTTTGGAATTTGGGTTAAATATGACATTACCCCTACTACATTGGGTTGCGTAATTGTCTCAATCTTTTTTAAATTAAAAAATGCAAGATGTTTATATGAAACATTAGTTAATAATGATTCATCTGAAACATTTAATTTATCTAAAAATATATAATAAATTATTTCATTAATTGACACATTGTTTCTAGTGATATTATATGTTTTTATTATTGTTTTATTACCATCATTAATCGCTCTTTTTATGGTTGGTCTAATAAAATCATATAATTTTTCATTAAGTTGTGGGGAATAATCATTATTTGATGTCTCTTCTTTTATAAAATCTATATTATTGTTTTCAATAACAACCAGAAGAGCATTATTAACTATAACAAATAAATAAGTAATGCATTTATCAACATCATCGCATGTTATAGCTGCAGGTGCCGGCACTGGCACTTGTTTTTCTTCTTTTTTTTCTTGTACTGGCTGTTCTTGTTCTGAGGATGATGCGTCATCTGGTGAATTTTTTAAATCTAATTTAGTAACACATTCACTCCATTTATTATCTATGTCAGTGTTAATATCACGATATATATTCTTCCGTTTTTCGGTTAGTTCAGAAACCACAATAAATTGAGTAGGATCATATTTACTATTTGTAAGAAGTTGTTGTTTAATTATATCATAAGTAATAGCAGTGTTAAATGAAAAATACGTCTTTAACGCTTCATCATATATTTTGTCAAAATCAGCACGAACATGTGTGGTATCATACTTCTGCAATACCCAATGATTTCCTCTCTCTTCGTCCTTTGTCAACTTTCTGTTTATGTATGTAACACAAAATGTAAAAACATAGTTATTATCTTCAGCATTAGAATATTATATAAGACATTCATTGTTTCGAATATCATCAGAATTAACATTTGCTATAACTGACAAATTAAATTTCAATAATTTAGAGAGTAGAAACAACTGGGTCTCATCACCATATGAAAGGCTAGTCGTTCCATCCAGTTTTACATAATTTATAAAATTCATAGCCTCGTCGTTCACATCCTTATAAAACATGGCGACTAAGGATCGTAATAAAATTGCTGCATTATCAACCAATGGATATGCGTCTTCATTAATTGTAAATGGAAAAAAAATTTGTGCGACAGACTCAAACAAACAATTGCCTGATCCTCTATTTTGTAAAAATTGTTCAGGGTCATTGCATTTGCCTTTGTCTTCAATAAATGATTGTTTATTTGATTCATGATATTCATCTATCATTGTCTGATACTCCTTATCATCTTGTAAGCTTTTTTCTTTTGCTGTCTCTAAAGATGCAGCAATTGCTTGTTTTGTTTCTTCTTCTTCCTGTTCCGACATATTTGAAACATTAGACATACTAATATATTAAGACATTATCTTTTCTTTATCTAAACACTTTATCTACACTACAAATTTTCCATTGCAGTTTTGCATCCATGACATTCGCGACATAAAGCAACTAAATTAGATACTTCATTTGTTCCGCCATTATCCAATCGTGTTTTATGGTCTACTTCAAACCATGCGTTTAATTGTTTGTTACATTCGCCACATTTCCATTGTTGTTGTGATGCTACAAACTTTTTCTTCGTTTCACTTACAGAGCGTTTTGTCCCCATTTTGCCTGAATTCATAATTCTTCTCTCTCCATTCGCATTACCACCACCACCGCCGTATCCAATGTCATTATCTAAACTTGATGTGCTAGTAAAATCAAACATGGGAGAGAACATGTCAATGGACGATTTATCAATAGGCATATATTTTACCATATTGTTTGCATATAACAACATATTTTTTCCTTGAGCAGGATTTCGTTTCATCAATAAATACACACTTATGCCAATTACCCCAAAAAATGCCATTTGATAATATTTTTTCCAAGACATTATCATTTTTAAATATTTTCCATCATGATATGTATTATATATAAGAAATGCTGTAATTCCCAACACAAATAATTCTAATTTCATTATTATTATATTTAAATATTAAATAATAAATTCTTGAAATGATACATGTAATGATAAATGTAATGAAATGCCTAAATATAATTTGAAATCAGAAATTAATATATTTTAATTTACGTGATGAGTTATGTTTGGTAGATTTCGTTGATTTCGATGATTTATTGCTCAATGTTTTATTTTTATTTTTATTTTTTCGCATAGTTTGCGTGATTGAATTTTTAAACAAGTTAGTAAATTTATTCATTTCTTTGACTACTTTGGAAACAGTAATGACTTTGTCGCCATTTTTATACAAGACATTCAAATACAATGATTTAATAAAATTAAAAATTTTAAGGTCATTTTTAGAACTGGTTTTATAATTGTCATAAATAATTTCCATAATTGGATAATATGTCATCATCAACCCCCACACATCCACATTTTTAACAAATACAGTATTCAAATATTCCTTTGGTTTAAATGCAAGTAAAATTTTCACAAGATAATTAGTGATATAAGGAAGTGTATATTTTTTTTCAAAAAACATGATATTGTGTTTTTCTTTTGGATGGTCTTTTTCAAAAAACATGAAAAATATGTGTGTAATATATTTAAAATGCCCTGGTCCTCGTATTTCGTTCCATTCAGTTATATAATTTGAAATAAATGGCACTAATTTTGTGCGTGTAATTTTCCCACTAGAATTGTTTAAAAATTTGGAATATTTTTCTTCAAACTTATTTGAAAAAAGAATTATTGAAAATGGCACATTAAATTGCAATGGTCGATTTTTCCAATTTTCTGGCAAGTCTTCATGTTTTTTTGGATTATAAATAACAGCCAATCCCCAATCAATGAGCTTAGCTTGTAATGAATGATCTTTTTTACGAGAGATTAAAACATTAGAGTCTTTAATGTCGCTATGATAAATATTTAATTTATTCATGGGAATAATGCCATTCATATACAATTGTATCATAGACTTATTTATTTCAATAATTTGTTGATAAGCAGAATGCACATATATAAAATTATCAAGAGCTTCTCCTCCATCAGGAATATTAATCAATAATAATTTATTAAGAGATGTGTTAATGTTGGTAGATGTAATGCTGTCTTTTGGCAATGCAGAACATATTTTAAAATCGGTTAAATCCGATTTTGTCAATTTGTCTGGTTCACAAATAGTGAACCCATCAATAATAAAATAATTCGTGTAATTAGGTATTTTATTTAATATATTTTTCAATAGCAAGACTTCGTTGTATTCAGCCAACGCATGTTTACTTGTCATTAATTTTGATATTTTATTGGGTTCTCTATCATTAATCATTTTACATTTTAAAGACGGTCTAAATACGCAACCAAACCCACCAGAAGCTATTGTTTTCCCTCCTTCCATCTTATTTATTATATAGATAATAAATTAATGTTACTAATGTTACAATTATTATTATGTAAATGACTTTCTCTCTGAGTTTATAATTAAAGGTGTCTTGTTTATAATTTTGATAATATTGAATATAAAAATCGTGTAATGATATAGTAGGTTTTTCCATTTTTTCATTGATTTTGTTGTGAATAAAATGCACCCATTTGATAAATGTTTCGCGTGTATCCAAGTATGGAGCAACCGGATATGTTTCTATTAATTTTGAAAAATTGGTTGAAATGTGTTCTATAGGCAAAAATATATGGAAATTTTGAATTAATTCATAATATTTTTTCTTGGTTACTGCATTTGGATATGATGGGTATGAAATAGCAATTGTATGTAAAAATCCCCAATACCATTTTCCCCAAATGTCAGGATTTAATCCGGCTTCTGACCCTGAAGATTTAAATTCTCGTTGGTCGCTTTTTTGATTGATGTTTCTGTTTCCATTAAGTGCCATATAATTAAATTCATATAAAAAGATGATGAATTTAACATATTATATGAATGTATGCAATAATTGTAAAAAAGGTGGACACTTGTTCCATAATTGTAAATATCCTATTATGAGTTATGGAATTATATTATTTAGAAAAAAGAATGGAATTAATGAATTTTTGATGATTCGACGAAAGGATAGTTTTGGATATATAGATTTTATTAGAGGAAAATATTCACCTTATAACATTGAACATATACAAAGCATTATTGATGAAATGTCTCTTTCTGAAAAAGAGAGAATATTGACACTTTCATTTAATGAATTGTGGAATTTAATGTGGGGAAATGTTTCAAACAATCAATATTTAAATGAAGAAATAATATCTAGTAAAAAATTTGATTTGATAAAAGGAGGTGTTGTTGTAAATGATGAAATTATAACACTTGAAATGATTGTTAATAAAAGTAATACGGAATGGAAAGAAACTGAATGGGAATTTCCGAAAGGACGCCGGAATAATCGTGAGAAGGATTTGGAATGTGCATTGAGAGAATTTAAAGAAGAAACTGGCATATACTGTGAAACTATTTGTG